CATTTGTTATCCACAATTTGCGGTGGATAACTTTACTTGTCCACAGGTCTGTGGATAACCTATAATACGAACCGTGCTGTATGTCTGATCAGTACTGTACAATTCCACAGACAACTGTTTAAACATAGGAGAATGCTATGGCTACCACAACATCGATAGAGTACTTGGAATCACTGGAGTCAGTAGACGATGAAGAGGGTGAAGACTCACCAAGCACTGATGATTTTGAAAACCCCGAAGGCGAAGCCGAACAGCTTGCCAGTACTGCAGACTCACCAAGGCTAAGACAGATAAAGGGAAGACAGCTAACAGGAAAGCAACAGGCATTCATTGCAGCCAAGATATCAGGCATGAGTAACAGCCAAGCCTATAGAGAAGCATATCCCACAGACGGAAGCAGTGACAGGGTAATAGCAGCCAATGCATATAGATTGACAAGGCATCCACTGATAGCACCAGTGTTAGAAAGAGCATGGGAAGAGACAGTCGAACACCTGACGGAAGACGCAGCAGCAACGAAGAGGTATGTGTTGAAGAGTCTATTGGCACTGAGCAAGACCGCAAAGCAAGAAGGCTCTCGATTGAAAGCACTAGAACTGATGGGCAAAGCAGTCGGTGTGTTTACACCAGTCACCGATACAGTGGTGATTGCACCTACCGCAGATCAATTGAAGAAGGAACTGTCGGGACACTTGAAGCTGCTCAAGCGTGATGCTGTGTAAACGGCATGGTGTGTAAACGCATATGGCGTACCCCACCGTACCCCCACCACCCTTTTATGCCAGCACACGGCCCCACATGCGTTACGCTCTAATCCACTCAAACGATTACAAAGCTCATACCCCCTTCCTTCCTTTTACCTACCCCCCCCGGTATATATAAAAAAATTAAAAGAAAGCACTTGCGAACGTTCGCTTTATCGTTTAAACTTCATCTATGACCAAACGCAGACAACTTGTTCTTGACTTCATAAGAGCTTATATACGGATACATAACGTGTCACCGTCGTATGAGGTGATTGCTAAGAGCATTGGTCTGTCTTCTAAGTCAAACATCCACCGGATAGTTCATCGTCTGAAGCAAGACGGCTTCTTAGATCTGCGTCCCTATAAGTTTCATTCCATTAAGCTTGCAGATAAATCTGCTATGCAGATCTCAAAGCTATGACTCTTCTTACGACCAAAGAGATCTCGGAGTATTTGTCTATAGTGGACAAAGTGCCTGATACGGAGCGGTCTAAGATTACGGCTTTGTTAGAGATGGACAGGGTAGAGCGATGTAAGGAGTCATTCCTGTTCTTCGCCAAGCAGATGTGGCCTGTGTTTATTTCAGGGAAACATCATCAGATCATGGCAGATGCCTTTGAGAGGGTTGCCAATGGAACCCTAAAGCGTCTGATCATCAATATGCCTCCCCGACACACTAAGTCGGAGTTTGCTTCTTTTCTTTTGCCGTCGTGGTTTCTTGGGAAATTCCCGGAGAAGAAGATCATCCAGACCGCTCACACCGCAGAACTATCCACAGGATTTGGTCGTAAGGTTAGGAACTTGGTCTCATCGGACATCTACGCAAAGGTCTTCGACACCAAGCTTTCAACCGACTCTAAAGCTGCAGGACGATGGAACACCAACAAGGGTGGTGACTACTTCGCTATCGGTGTAGGTGGTGCTGTCACTGGTAAGGGTGCAGATCTACTGATCATTGACGATCCTCATTCGGAGCAGGAAGCCAAACAGAACAATCCAGCCGTCTTTGACGGTGTTTATGAGTGGTTTACCTCTGGCCCTCGACAGCGTCTGCAGCCGGGTGGGGCGATTATTATTGTTATGACCCGATGGGCCAAGAGAGACCTGACCGGACAAATTCTCAAGAAGTCAGGTAACGACGGTGTGGATGACTGGGAGGTTATTGAGTTCCCAGCGATTCTCCCGTCAGGAACCCCCCTCTGGCCTGCGTTCTGGTCTAAGAAGGAATTGGATTCTCTCAAGGCAGAACTTCCCGTTTCTAAGTGGGAAGCGCAGTATCAACAGAACCCAACCGGTAATGAGGGTGCAATTATTAAGCGGGATCAGTGGCGGATCTGGGAGGGAGAGAAACCTCCTACCTGCGACTACATCATTCAGTCTTGGGACACCGCCTTTGAGAAGAACAACCGCGCCGACTATTCAGCCTGCACGACGTGGGGGATCTTTGAACACCCCAATGAGCACGGCAACTACAAGACAAACATCATCCTCCTTGACGCTTTCAAGGAGCGTATGGAGTTCCCAGAACTCAAAAAGACCGCTTTGGAGTTGTATAAAGAGTGGGAACCGGATACATTGATCATTGAGAAACGCGCCGCTGGCGCTCCCTTGATCTATGAGCTTAGGAAAATTGGAGTCCCCCTGTCTGAATACACACCCGGCAAAGGCAATGACAAGATAAGCCGTGTAAACTCTATTGCGGATTTATTCGCATCTGGGGTTGTCTGGTGTCCATCGACACGCTGGGCAGATGAGGTCATGGAAGAATTGGCTGCATTCCCTAATGGGGATAACGATGACTTGGTTGACTCCACCAGCCAAGCATTGATGAGGTTTCGACAAGGTGGCTTTATCCAAATAGCTTCAGATGAAGAAGATGAAGCACCAATCTTTCGTCGTAAATACGAATACTACTAAGGAAAATCATGGCAAACGTTGACAAAGGTTTATACCAAGCCCCTGCAGGGCTTGAAGATTTAGCTCAAGCTGAGGATGCAATTGAGATTGAAATTGTTGACCCGGAAGAAGTCAATATCCGCATGGGTGAGTTGGAGATTTCCATTGCAGAAGCCGAAGATGAAGACTTCGGTATGAACTTGGCTGAAGTCATGGATGAAGGCGACCTGTCTTTAATTGCAGGTGATCTTGAAGGAGACATCTCCAACGACAAGAGTAGCCGTAAGGACTGGGAAAAAGCCTACACAGACGGACTAAAGCTTCTGGGTCTTGGCTTTGAAGAGAGAACTGAGCCGTGGCAGGGTGCTTCAGGTGTGTTCCATCCAATGATTACAGAGGCAGTTGTAAGATTCCAGTCAGAAACAATCACTGAGATGTTCCCTGCACAAGGCCCTGTAAGAACCAAGATCATTGGTCAAGAGACTATTGAGAAGAAAGAGGCTGCAGTTCGAGTCGAAGACGACATGAACTATGAATTGACTGAGGTGATGCGTGAGTTCCGTCCAGAACAGGAGCGTATGCTTTGGAGTCTGCCTGCTACTGGATCTGCATTTAAGAAGGTTTACTACGACCCAAGTCTGGGTCGCCAAGTGTCAATGTTCATCCCAGCAGAAGACATCATTCTTCCCTATGGAACAACTGACTTAGATTCATGTTACCGCCTGACTCACGTCATGCGGAAGACTAAGAATGAAATTGTGAAGCTCCAGCAAGCTGGATTCTACCTAGACATCGATCTCCCTGAACCAAGCAGGGACAAAGACGAAATTAAGCAGGCCAAAGACAAAGAAACAGGCTTTAGTGATTTAAACGATGACCGCTACACCATCTATGAAGTCCACGTAGATCTAGACCTCAAAGGCTTTGAAGACCTAGATGATGAAGGTGAACCCACCGGAATCGCTCTTCCCTATGTGATGACAATGATCAAGGGGACAAACGATGTCCTAGCAATCCGCCGGAACTGGAACGAGGATGATGATCTACGCCTGAAGCGCCAGCACTTCGTCCACTACCAATATATCCCCGGATTCGGAGCCTATGGCTTTGGTCTGTTCCATCTGATCGGCGGCTTCGCTAAGTCTGCCACCAGCATCATGCGTCAGTTAATCGACGCAGGAACACTGTCCAACCTTCCCGGCGGTTTGAAGTCCCGTGGACTGCGGATTAAGGGTGATGACACCCCAATCCAGCCCGGAGAGTTCCGTGACGTGGATATTGGCTCAGGTGCGCTTCGGGATAACATTCTTCCCTTGCCCTATAAAGAGCCAAGCCAAGTTCTTGCTGGTCTCCTTGGAACCATCGTAGAAGAAGGTCGCCGCTTCGCAGCTACCGCAGACTCAAACGTAAGTGATATGTCTGCCAACGCCCCCGTGGGAAGCACACTAGCCCTGTTGGAGCGTCAGCTTAAAGTTATGACGGCTATCCAAGCCCGTCTCCACTACACGTTTAAACAGGAGTTGGGTTTACTGGCTGAGATCATCAAAGATTACACAGAACCAGACTACGACTACAAGCCAGAGAAGGGCGACCAGAGCGCCAAGAAGAGTGACTACGACTACGTAGAGATCATTCCTGTTAGCGATCCTAACGCAGCCACCATGAGTCAGCGTGTGGTTCAGTACCAAGCTGTTATTCAGATGGCACAGATGGCTCCAGATATCTATGACATGCCGCAGCTACACCGCCGTATGCTTGAAGTTTTAGGGGTTAAGAACGCAGAAAAGCTTGTCAAACTCCCAGAAGATCAGAAGCCAATGGATCCTGTTACGGAGAACATGGCAGTCCTGAAGGGAGAGCCTATTAAAGCTTTCTTCTATCAAGATCATGATGCCCATTTACAAGTCCATATGGCATTCATCCAAGATCCTACTTTGGCTCAGTTGATAGGCCAAAATCCTCGTGCCCCCCAAATCAATGGAGCTTTGATGGCTCACATCGCAGAACATGCAGGATTTAAGTACCGCCAGCAGATCGAGCAGCAGCTTGGTATCTCTATGCCTCCAGAAGATGAGAAGCTTCCTCCTCAGATTGAGCTTTCCCTCTCAACCATGATGGCTCAGGCTGCACAGCAGGTTCTCCAGCAGAACCAAGCCCAAGCTTCCCAGCAGCAGGCACAGCAGCAGGCTCAGGATCCTCTGGTTCAAATGCAGCAGCAGGAACTCCAGATTAAACAGGGTGAGTTGCAGCTTAAAGACAAGGAAATTAACCAAAGATTCCAAATAGACCAAGCCAAACTTCAGCTTGAAGGCCAGCGTTTAGCCGCAGATGCAGCCGGAAAAGCGGACGCCAATCAGATCAAGCGGGACGAAATCCAAGCTGATATGCAGCTAAAAGGTACGCAGATTGGTGCTCAGATTAAGGAAAGCCAAGATAAGCAGACCTTTAACCAAGAACACGCCGGAATTCAAATCGGCGCACAGATCGCTAAAGACAAGCGTGACCAAGCCCTGTCTGCTATGCAGTCAGTTAATCAACTACAGAAACCTGAAAAATGATCCAAAATTTCGCACACGTATTGCGCCAAGAAATACGCAAGGACATGAACAACTACGCCGACGATCTGGCGGCTGGAGCATGTAAATCATTTGAAGAGTATCAAAAACTTTGCGGGGTTATTCAGGGCCTAGCCCTCGCCGAGTCTTACCTACTGGCCCTGCTAAAGAAAGCTGAACAATCAGATGAGTGATCTTATCCTGCCACCGGGGATTAGTTTCCCCAAACAGATTCAACCGGCAGAAATGCCTGCTGAAGATGCGACAAATGAAGAGAAAGCGAACCAGCTTCCAGAGCCAGTGGGCTACAAGCTGCTATGCGTCGTCCCCGACGTATCTGAAACTATCGATGGTACTAACCTCGTGAAAGCCTCTGACGCTATGCGTCGAGAAGAGCAGACAACTACCGTACTTTTTGTGGTCAAAGTAGGGCCTGATGCGTACAAAGACACTACAAAATTCCCCGGAGGACCTTGGTGCAAGGCTGGAGATTTTGTAATGACACGTACCTACACAGGAACTCGCTTCAAGATGTATGGCAAAGAGATGCGTTTAATCAATGACGACCAAATTGAAGGTGTCGTCCAAGATCCACGAGGTATTACACATGTCTGAGTTTAAATTCCCCGATGAACAGGACGAAAACAACGAAATTGGGTCTACCGAGGTAGAAATTGAGATCGTTGATGAAACTCCTGAAGAAGACCGAGGCCGAAAACCCCTAGATAAAGAGGTAATTGACCCCACCGACGAAGAAATGTCGTCTTATTCCGACAAAGTTAAGGGCCGAATCAAGGAATTAACCCGTGTCCGGCATGACGAACGACGCGCCAAAGAGTCAATTACCCGTGAAAAGCAGGAGTTAGAGCGTATTGCCCAACAGCTTTACGATGAAAACAACCAGCTTAAACAGTACGTTAACACTGGAAGTCAGCAATATATCGACCAGTCTAAGACTCTGGCTGAGAATGAGCTTGATAATGCCCGGAAACAGTACAAAGTTGCTCAGGAAGCCTTTGATGCCGATGCTATTTTGGCTGCACAGGAGTCATTGTTGGAAGCGAAGATGAAAATCAATGCCATCAACAATTTTAAACAAACCCCTTTACAGACATCTGAAAATCGTGTACAAACGCAATCATACGAATCGCCCGAACAGAAACTAGACGAAAAAACCTTGCGCTGGCAAGCAAAAAACCAGTGGTTTAGTGCAGACGGGTTCGAGGATGTATCCAGCTACGCATTAGGGCTGCACAAAAAACTGATGAATTCGGGTTACGACCCGCGCAGTGATGAATACTTCGAGCAAATCGATGCTCGCGTCAGAGAAAAGTTTCCAGAAGTTTTTGGAAACGAGCGACAACGGTCTAATGAGACCTCCAAGAGACCTACCTCTGTAGTTGCACCTGCTGCTCGTTCATCAGGTACAAAAAAGATCCAAATGACTCCCAGAGCTATGGCACTGGCAAAGAAGTTTGGAATCAC